CACCCCAACTGAAACTGTCATTAAAGCTCAGCCCATTCTCTTCACCCTCATCATCTTGTACCAAGGTCTCTTCGCTGGTAACGCGATCAAGATCCCCAAGAACCTTAAGACCCTCTTCAATAGTAAGATTTTCCGTTTCATCTCTCTCATGTTGATTGCGTTCAGTGCGACACAAGACATTGAGTATGCTGTCATATCCACAGCAATCTTCATCTCCGTGATGTATGCCATCAAGACCCCAGAAGAACGGGAAGAGACTGGTTTGATTTAAAATTATATGTGAGCTAAAAGTAGAATGAAGATTCATATTGTTGGAGCTGGACCAACTGGTATGTCCCTCGCATGGGAAATACTCAGGTCGGGTGATCATGAAATCACAATTTATGATAGAAAGTCTTCAGCGGGCGGATCTTGGTGGGAACCCGACGAAGAAGTCAGAGATCTTCACGCACACAGAATTGTATTTGACAAAGCTTTTGTGAATACCCGAAGCCTCTTTGAAGAAATGGGAATTCAATGGAATGATATTTTTGAACCAGTTGAAAAAGATCTCTATGGTTTCATTTGGCGTTCCCTCAAATTGAAGGATTATGGTGCTCTTACATCATTAGCTGCGAGGGTTCTTGCGCAACCAAAAAAGTACAAAAGTGTATCCCTCAAAGATGCCCTTGGGGAAATTACCGAAGGTGGTCAGAGTGTCCTTGAACATCTTCCACTCATCATGGATGGTGTAACTTGGGATGTCATGTCAGCTTATGAGTTTGTGAAGAGTTTTGATCACGTGGCTTTGTCAAAGCAGTATACCCAAAAAGTTTCTGGCAAAGTGATGTCAGACGCTATGCAGAAAGCCCTTGAAGAAAGAGGAGTTGATTTTGAATTTGGAAAAGAACTCAAAGAAGTTGAATATTTTGAAGATGGTTACAGAGCGGAATTTTCCGACAGAACTATAATCGGGGACGGTATGCTTTTCTTGTGTCTTGACAATAGTCCAGCTCTCAAGTTTCTTGGAGATAACTGGGGATCTGACGCAGAGAAAAAGGTCCAAGAAAGTACATATGGGTGTATAAATGTTCTTCTTGATTTTGATGAACCTGTGAAGCTTGGCGACGATTTAGAAATTGCCGCTACAACTAGGTGGAATCTTCAACCAGTTGTACTTGCCGATGGTCACACAATTTCTTGTGTCATATGTGATTTGACCGAAGAAATACTCACATCTGACCCGGAAATTATTAGAAACCAAGTTATTTTAGAATTGGATGTTCCTTTGCCAAAAGCTATTCGTTTTGGGTGGGGCTCAACGTGGAATGAAGAAACCAAGCACTGGGAATTCACCCAATCTTCGGGTGTTCTCAGTCTCTACGGACAGCTCCCTTTCTTTGGAAAGTGTCCCAATGTTGCCATGTGTGGTATGATGTCTCCAAGAAACACGCCATTCTCAAGTATAGAAGCAGCCATTGAAGTTTCGCGTAACCTAAGTCACAAATGTTTTGGGACTAGAGAATCTTTGAATCCATTACTCCTTACCCAAGTTTTATCTTTGACAATTGTCATACTTATAGTTTTAATATTACTTTATCGTAATAGAAACCAATGAAGTTTTTAGCAAAAGTGCACACACCCATGTATGACCACAATGACAAAAAGTATATTCGTGTGGTCATTCCTGAAAATTGTGCTAAAATTATTCATAAAATGCACACCAATAAATTACATTTAATTACTAATGAACATATTGATAATCCATTGGATGGTTGTCTACTAACTATTAAGATTCCGTTCCGTTATAGGAGAGTGATGTGCGTGGTTGAAGGAAAACCACTACAATCTCTTATAAAAGATGATGAAATAGAAATTGATATCAATTTTATGGGTGTTTGGAATGTTGGTAATTATTCCGGATTTACGTGGAAATTACATCACTCGGTATTTTTTGTATAAATCTTCCAATGACATGTTTTCACTAAAGGTAACTTCAGCTTTTGATGTTTCGGGGATAGGTGTTTGTGTGCTATGATGGTGCTCGTGCTCGTGCTCGTGTTCGTGTTCGTGCCCGTGTTCTTCATGCTTGACATGTTCTTCATGCTTGACATTTTTATTATATTCACTGCTATAACAAATATCTCCAATGGCATCTCTAATACCTTCATATGCAATTCTACAACCTTCTAAGCGGCGAATTTCGTTTTGCTTATCTTCTACTTTTCCATGCAAATCTACAATTTCTTCATTAAATCGTCTAATTCCTTCGTCAATTCGTTCAAGATTTTCAGTCAGGTTTACAGAGAGAACCATATTATAGTAACATAAAGTTACTATTCTTTAATATAATAAATGTTGACACGAACGGGTTACCTTGTCACTGAAGGACCAATCACAGAAATTAAAAAGGAACTCACAGTAAGACCACAGGTCAACAGTGATTATGGATTTCCTCCACCACCTTTCAAAGTTTTTAGAACAGCTAAGAATGGAGTGTGCGTTCCAAGATTCTACGGAACTGCTAAGGTGGGGCAACCAAATGAAGACAGGCGTCCTCAACCAGCCAGGTCCAATGCAAAGTTCGTCGGAACCCTGCGAGACGCAACCCATCAAAACGAGGCTCTTGCTGCGGCTATTAAGGCAGGTCATGGAGTTCTCTCGCTCCCATGCGGGTATGGAAAGACCACCGTATCCTTGGCGATAGCTTGTAAATTGGGCTATCGTACAATGATTGTAGTTCATAAACAGTTTCTGGCTGATCAGTGGAAAGAAAGAATTCAGCAATTTTGTCCAGGTGCTACCATTGGTATAGTTCAACAAGACAAGAAGGATACCGATTGTGATTTTGTGATAGCCATGCTTCAATCACTATCCCTCAAAGAGTATTCTTTCAGTGACTTTGATTCTATTGGAACTTTGATTGTGGACGAAGCCCACCACATTTGTGCGAAGGTATTTAGTCAGAGTTTATTCAAAATGTGTCCAAAGCATATTTTTGGTCTCTCAGCAACACCAGAAAGGAAGGATGGTCTCACAAAAGTGCTTCATTGGTTTATGGGACCCACATTCTTCGCAGTTGAACGGAAGAATCAAGAACAAGTTGAAGTATTTCCAATAACCTATGAATCATTCAACTATAGAAATCCTCCACCATCCACTAGATTTGGGAAAGTGTCAATGCCTAATATGATTACAGAAGTTGTTGAAGATCGTAAGAGAAATCAAATGCTTGTTGAACTCATTAAGAAGGCTTCTGCCGGTACAAGACAACTTCTTGTTTTGAGCGACCGCCGTTGGCACTGTGAGATGCTTCATCAATGTTTTCCAAAGTCTTCGGGTCTCTACATGGGTGGTATGAAAGAAGTCGATCTTCAGGCTTCATCCAAGAAGAAGATCATCTTCGCAACTTTCAGCCAAGCCCATGAAGGTCTTGACATCCCAACATTGGATACAGTTATTTTGGCATCTCCAAAGTCAGACATAACTCAAAGTATTGGTCGTATCATGAGAGAGACAAAAGGTAAAAAGAACAATCCACACATTTATGATATTCACGATCCATGGTCGCTTTTCACAGCCATGTTCTATAAACGAATGAAAGTGTACAGACAGGGTGGTTTCAAGATACATGGTAAAGTTGAGACCGAGGAAAAGTCGGACTTCCCTCAGGGAAAGTGTCTGTTTTTATAATCTAAATAATAATTAAATGTCTGGCGCATTAATTCAACTCGTATCTAGAGGTGCACAAGATGTTTATCTTAATAGTGATGATGGACATTCTTTTTTTCGTATGAAGTTCACGAGACATACAAATTTTTCCCAAGCACCTAAATTTATCAAAACCATCACAGACAAAGACCCGGTTTTTACCGTTCCAGTATTAGGTGATCTCGTGAATTGTTTATGGTTAGAGGGTATTGATAAAAATTCTAATGTTTCTTCAAATCTTTTATACAACTCAACTATTGATCTTTATATTGGAGGTCAAAAAATAGATTCTCAACACTATGACTATTACGCTGATATTTGGCCAAATTATCTCGCAGATTCTTGGACAAAATCACAAGAACTTACAAATAAAACAAGCGTTTCTCATAGAAATTTTCAACCACTGCATTTTTTCTTTTGTGATTATGGTGCATTTTTACCTTTAGTTTCATTGGCACACCATCAAGTTGAAGTAAGAATTAATTTTGATGACACCAGTTTAGTCGGGTACGACGAAACTCAAAAGAGAATTAATGTTTATGGAAACTACATATATTTGGATAAAGAAGAGCGAGAGTCAATGGTAAAACGTCAGATGGATTTTATTATAACCCAGACAAGGAAACTTGAATTCCCAGTTTCAAATGTATTCGATAATAGAGTGGAGACAGGTGGATACAATGATTTAGATTTATCATCTTTGAATCATCCAGTAAAATCTATATTTTTTGGTTATAGTGCGACCAATCTAGATCCTACAAATGATCGTTTTACATTCAAAAATGCAGATATACATATAAATGGCACACCTTTACTTGAAAATATGACACCAACTTACTTCCACACAGTTCAAAATTATTATAAATCAAAATATGGTGTATCAGATTATAGAGTTGATTCAGAAGATCTTATGTACACAAGATATTTTGTATATCACTTTGGTTTAAATGCATCAGACTATAATCCCTCCGGTAGTTGTAATTTCAGTAGGTTGGACAATGCCAAGCTTTTAATACGTGGGGTAGAAAAAGGTGTACTTAGGGCAAATCAAAAATACATGTATGTCTTTGCAGTCAACTATAATGTACTCAGAATCCGTGATGGATTGGCTGGAATTTTATTCGGAAACTAATGTATAAATGGGTAGAACAGCCAGGTTCGAACAGATTTATGTTTCAACTCTAGAAGCAGAACCCGTTGAGACAGAAACTCTTACAGGAGTCAACAGTATTTTGACTAGAGAGATTGAAGCGAATGAAATTAAACTTGTTGAAATCGATGGAATTAAAGGGCGTGTAGCTCTTGGAAATAATATACCAACAAAACAGTTTTCAGTCGGTGAAAAACTTTATATTGATAAAGATGATTCAATCGTTTTTGATCTACAAGCTTCCGGTAAAGCTTCCCGTTTTTTCGCTGATAATCAACTTGCTGTAGGAACTACTAACCCAACAAACGCGTTTCAAATTAACAGCGGTGCAACCCCAAAGGTAATAGTTGATTTGGTTGGTCGTGATCTTATGACAGTTAGTGGTAATCTTGTAGCCACGAATGTGATTGTAAGTGATAAAATTTCTTTTGGTTCAAATCTAATTATTGACGGTAACACGTCTAACATTATAACCGTAAATGGTGGTATAAAAACCTCAAATTTAAGTGTTGGTTCCAATGTTATCATAAGCGGAATAAGTGAAGGAGGTGCTGCTAGTGCTAAATATCCTAATAATGTAGCTGTTATTACGGGTAATGTCACAATTGATGGTGGTATGTATATTTATGGTAACACGCGACTGATAGGTAACCTTTTTGTGCAAGAACAAGCTACATATGAACGTATTGTAAATCTTATTGTTGCGGATACAACAATTTTATTTGGTGAAGGTAATGATGGTACATCTGAACCAATGTTGTTATATACACATGATGAAGAAGAGTCAAATATTGGGTTTGGTTTTAAAGCAGACGGTCGTGCTATTGGTGGAAAAGAGATGGCTTTATTTAGAACCGAGGGTGGTCCTTTAAACACAACTTTCACAATTGATGATAGTGTATCTACAAACCTTCATATTTACGGTGACATATATACGTCAAATTCAGTGGGTGTAGCAAATATTTTTCCTACTCACGATCTCTGTGTAGGATCCAACCTCTTTGTTGAAGATACGGGATCTAACGTTTTGGTGGTGACCGGTAACACCTACACTCGTGGTCTAAGAGTTGGATCGGGTGGTATTCTGGTTGGAAACTTACTTACTATGCAACCAGGTAGTGAAACACCTGTTGTGATAAATAGTAATGTGCAAATGAACTCTTTACGCACAACTGGTACAACTCCCACGGGTATTTCAAACTTGTCTCCGACAGATACCCTATCAATTGGAACAAAGATATACGCCAACCTAACAGCTGCAAACACTCTCACGATTTTTGGTAACACCATGACAACAAATCTAATTACGCAATCTATTAGTTCAACTTCTAATATAACGGTCCACGCTGACAGATATGGTGGTGATAGTCTTGTAAATCCACTTGTTCTCAAATCTGGACCAACGTCTTCAAATGTGAGCTCAATTGAAGTGTATGGTGCGAGTACATCCAATACTCACCAAAATATTAGGTTTAAGACCAAAAACACTGAAAGAATGCGCATTACACCCGAAGGTTATATTGGTATAAATACAACTAATGTAAAACAACCTCTAACAGTGAATGGAAACGTTCATGCTATTGGAAGTAACGTGATGATGTTTGGAAATACATGGGGAACAACTTCTAACACCTCTATGCAGATATTCTCAACTCCTAATGCGGGTGAAAATAAAATTCAAAACATTGTTGGTACCGGTAAGGGTCTCAATTTTTACGCCAGTACTACACCCATAATGGGTACACCAAAACTAACGATTTTGGAATCCTCAAATGTAGGTATAGGCACACAAACACCCCAAAGTACACTACATGTGAATGGTTTAACTACATTCATAAACAATCCAGTGACAAAAATAAACAGTTACAACCATTTGGGTATACCATTAGTGGTGAGTAACAACCAACCTATTTTAAGTACTACAGATTTAGCATCCGTTTTACATCTGGCTAGAGAAGGTAATGGGACTGAGCATGCAGCTAGAGCTACGTTTCAGATAGGAAAACATGTGAACACATCGGGAACTTCAAAGAGTAGACTTGATATTGTCATGGGTGACGACGATTACGCTGTAGATACCAGAGTAATGACCATTTTAAGTTCTGGAAAGGTTGGTATCGGTCATTCGCAACCCTCTGCTCATTTAGAAATTGAATGCGAAGGAATAGCTGATCCTACTGAAAATGGCCTTCTTGTACATAACCATTCGAGTGGTGACGCCATAATGGCTGCACAGACAGATTTAGCTAATGGAAATGCTTTCACATCTTATATGCAGACGGATGGGGCTTCGCTATCTGGATGGTCTGTTGGTGTGTCTGGAACAAACGGTGATTATAGAATCACAAATAACCATGAAAAAGTAAACGATGCGACTAACATAGGTCTATACATAGATGGTTCGTCTCGTGATGTTGGTATAGGGACGGATGCTCCCCGTGGTGCATTGGAAGTCTTTGGTAATGTTGTGATTGGTCAACAACTCACATTTAGTGGTATTTCTGGTGACGAATTTGGTAATACACACATTATAGAGAGACGTTATAACCCATCTTATTCTAAAAATGAGTTACTCCTATTCAAAGGTAATGATGGTTCATCGGTTGATCAAGGTCCTGATAGAATTCGTCATATTGCCGCTGAACACGTTTTCCAAACATACACGTCTTCGGGTGATACCCTTTATGGAACTGGTGAAATTCTAGATGTTATGGATGGTTTGACTCTTAAACCTTTGGTTATTACAGACGCCGGAAATCCTGGTATAGTTGTTATTGGAGGTAATAGAGATACTGCAGATAATAGAGGTTCTAATACCAAATTGGTAGTAAATGGAGATATTGAGTTCGATGGTGGTGGTGCGTTTAAGTTGTCTGGTTTAGAGTTCTCTACTACTGATCTGGGTTTAAACATTATAAGAAGTACAACTATCGGTGGTGCTGGTGGAACGCGTCGTCCGGTTACATTTGTCCACTTTCTTACGAGCGATACGGATTCTGAATTTGCACGATTTGATGAAGATGGAAGATTTGGTTTAGGTACAAATGCACCAACTTCTAACATACATGTCTATGATACAACGCCAGGTGATGTTGATATCATGAAGATTCAAAGTGTCGGTGATGATAAAAATACCAACATGCTCATATACACAAACGATGGAGAAGGTGGTATAGTCACTGGATTCAGTAACATAGACAATAAGACAACAGGTATGTCGCTAAGTGTAGCCAATAATAGCACGATTACAACTTGTCTTAACATAGTTAATACAAGTAATGTAGGTATAGGAACACCCACACCCGCACGCCAGTTTCATGTTGTTGATCACAGAAATCCAGCCCTTGGTCAAACTGGTACTATGAGAGTGGAAAGTGTACTGTCAAATGCGAGTATAGAGTTTACTACAACCGGTGGAAGTTCAAATATTTACGCAGATTCAACTGGTAATGTGTATATTCAACCTTCCGCAGCTGGTAGAGCTACAACGCATATATCAAGTAATGTTAATATAGATGGTGATTTATTAGTAGGTGGAAATATTGATTTCTCACAGATTGGTATAGACCTTGGTGGTTTGTCACCAAATACATCTCTTGAAGTAGGTGGGGGTACCATATTTGGTTCTGGTTCTGGACTAGTTCAACGTAAGACATATTCAAGTACATTTAGTGTAGCCGCTGGTTTCGCTAAAGATATACAAATATTATTTGGAGAAGGTGCATTTTATGCAAAAATAACAGCAATGTTGAGAAAAACAGATGATTCAACTGTTGGTGATATAAATACGATGGTTCTTGATGTACAAGGTGGTACCGGTGATGAATCACAACCAACCTCTAATGTATCAGTAGGTCAAATGACGTTATTTGGTGATAGTGGTAACAGTTATCCCTGGAGTCCAGCTGTATATACAGGTCAATTAGGTATAGATATAAGACCATATAACGTAGAATCAACTAGAGTTTATTCGTATGATATTTTTATAGAATTAACCACCGCATGTGGAGGAAAAATAGTAAAAATAACCCGCGATAGGACACTCGCTGGTTCTCTTGATAATGGTAATGGTGGTCAAACGGAAATTACAACTTTTGATTATTAATTTTACCAAATGGGAGTACAAATTTCCCAAAGGTAGAATTAATTAAAACAAATTATGCCCTGATGGAATCAGAGACGGCTAAAAAAAGAACGCCGACAATGAAAGCCATGACGACGTAATTACATTCAGTTTCTTCAATACCAATTTCTGGTTTGACTTCTTCCTTCTTTGTGACAACGGGCTGTTCACGTTGCACAGGAGGCTCTAGCTCATCCAATGGGCAGTAGCCTATCATTTATATTGTACTTAGAGATTAATTTCTGTTTTCTTCTTTCGGCGGGTTCTTTTTGGTTTAGCTGTATCAACCGAGACCTCTTTCACTTCACCACCCGTAGATTCCCCTGAAATAGAAACAATGTCAGAAACATCTTCTTCTACATCATATTCGGTATTACTTGGAATACTTGTGTTCATTGGTGGAGGTGGTGGCATCATCACACCACCCATCAAACTTGAAATATCAATTCCAGGTCCTTGCATTTCGTATTGACCGGTACCACCCACCGGTGCTGCATCAGCTGGTCCAGATGGAGCTCTGGTAGTGTTTTGAACCGCTGCCATCATATTTTTCACAAGATCTGGATTTTGCTTCAAGACATCATTCATATTTGGAAGGGCGGTCTTAAACATTGAGTTTGTCAAGTGGAACATCATAGCAGAACCACCCAACATCATGATGAGCTTGATTTCTGGAGCAACGGCAACCTTGGATCTATATTTCACATACAATTCTTCGAATACGCCATCATAGTCATCCACATTTTCCATAACTGATTCGCTCCACCCTTCAAGTTGAATTTCGAATGGATTGTAACGCTTGTTAAGAAATTCCAACCCTGTAACACAAGCTACAAGCATTCTTCTAGAAAATCTAATGGATTGTTCAACATCAATACTGTATGTAATTCTCTTTACTTCGGAGCGCAATTCATCAATGTTAGAATAGGCGTTCAATCTCTTGTTCACGGCAAAACCTTTCTTTTCAAGACGACCCAACTTATTAATAAGGTCCGCCTTTTCTTCCTCGATTGAAGTGTAGCCCTTTGATGGTTGCTCTTCCTGGGTCATACCGCCCATTGGTTCATCGTCAAAAAACATCGGTTCATCTTCACCGTAATCAATTTCTTCATCCATCTGTGTTTGTTGCGGGGCACTTTGTTTGTTTGGATTCACAAAAGCATCCATCGCTTCTTGTTGTTGCATTGGTGGGGGTGATCGGTGCGACGATTGTGGGGCTGAGCGTTTCACAGGCTGGGGTCGTGAAGAGGAAATCTCAATTTCATCCATCAGGGCCTGTTCGTCAGCGTCCAATTTCATCACAGTAGCACTTCCACGATCTAAGACAATTTCTTCGTCCATCTACTCTCTATATGGAAACTATTAAATATCCTTTAACGCACTTTAGAAAAAATTATGTACCTAATATATAAATGATTAGCCTCAACCGAGCGAACCGAAATGCCATCATGTCCATCGTCGCATTGATTGTGGTGATCTTCTTGCTCGCAGCGACGAAGAACACAAGCAGATACCAGCCCAGACCAATCATTATCAAGGCTGTCAGTGAAGAATCCATCTTCAACTTGGAACACAAGTTGGAATGTGCCCCTGGTTACACCAGCGAAGGTAGCACTTATACCAAGAGCTTGACTCCAGGTGGTGTCTGTGGTGCTGAAAAGCTTGTTGCTGATCAAGCAGGTTACAGCATTGAGGACGGAATTGGTGGATCTTTAATCTAAGCTAATACTAAATGGCTTTGGTTACTTCGCCCCAAACTATTCCAGATCTCAACTACGAGTATCACACAATAACAGTTGATTCAATTGGTCAGGATAGCGCCAACACCTTTACATCTCATCTCCAACAACCCCTTAAAAATGTCGTCCAGGCTAGACTTTTGGCTGCCCACATTCACTCCAATGTAGTTACCGAACATTGCTATGTTTCTGTTAGCGAGTTGGATACTATTTTTAATGATAGAGCTTCAAATGTTCTTACTGGACAATCTCATATGAGCATGATTAGAGGATCGTTTGCGAGTCTTATCACAGAAAATACTACCCACGAAGCTGGTAATTCATTGATTACATTCAAAGATAACTATCCAATTGTTGCTCAATATATTGATCCAATTAAACGCATAGATCGTCTTAGTGTAACCATTCGCGATCAAAATGGTAATACCATTAAAAATTCTACCGACACTGGTTCAAATTTTTTAGTTTTTAGATTTGTGTGTAGAAAACCAAATTTGTAATTTTCTCTATTTAAAGTAGTAATAAACATGTCTTCGGGTATTGTTCAACTAGTAGCAATTGGTGCTCAGGATGAGTACATCATGGGCAATCCAGAGATATCGTTTTTTAATTCCACATTTAAAAGACACACTAATTTTTCACAATCCGTTGAAAAACAAACTATACGCGGAGATGTGAAAAATAATTCAATGTCAAGTGTTCAAATTGAAAAGTCGGGTGACTTACTTGGATATATTTATATGACTATTGATGACACCAACCAGGCTTTGGATACATCAAGGTGGGATCTTATTATTGATAAAATAGAACTTCTTATTGGAGGATCTATTATCGATACACA